ACTCCATTAGCCGATGGATGTTTAGTTACTGACCCAACCAATGATTCTGTTTCAGCGAGTTTTGCTAACTTATCTTTAGATAATGTTAGTTATGTTGGACCAGGTTCTCCATTTACATCAGATGATTATGTTGTATTCTTAACTATGTTTGATGCAGCACCAATTAGTTTTAGTTGTAAGGTTAGTATAGATCATGTTGTAACAATATCTAGTGCTGACCCTAACGCATTTCTTTCTTTCGAAGTATTTGATATCTAATCAATATATTATAAAAGTAAAAAGGGAATCAAAAGATTCCCTTTTTTTGTAATAAAGAACTTGTATTTAATCTCTAACACCCCTATTTTGAGCTTGTTCTTTATTTGTTGGACCGTTCTCTAACCTTTTGTTAATAATATCCATAACTTCACCTTGTAACATGGAGTAAACTTTCATGGCGTTACTCACCCCCATTTGTTTATCTTTCACATCCCAAATGGTAATACCATCTGTTTTCTTCTTATCATTATGGAAAGCAATCTTAGCGAAGTCATTGGTTCTAGCTTCATTGTCAGAAACGGTCTTATCAATTACAAATATTAAAACACCATCATCAGTGTATTGTTTAAAATATTTACCATAGTTATGGTCTTCACTTGAAACACACCATTTAGTACCTTTCCCATAAAGATTAGAACTTCTAACACTCAGTGGGAATAAAACTAACCATCTATCATCTTCATATAGAACTTCAGTTTCTTTTTTCTTAACTTCTGAACGTGTAATTTTTTCTTTAGCCAGCTTAACGGACTCTATAATATCTTGGTTAGATTCGTAAGAGTAGATGTCTTTATTATCTAACAAGTTACGTTGTGACAAGTCTTCAAAATCTTTGATAACTTCAAACATCTCCTTAAAAGTTTCATTTTTAAGTTCTTTGTTAATCCACTTTACCCAATCAGAGGTACATTTAATCATAAAAGGTAGGTACTTATTTGTTTTAGTGGGGTCCATCTCAGATAACACCTCTATCACATCAATGTTGTAGGTTGGGTATTTCTCTTTTAAGTCTTTAATCTTCGCCATTTTATATTTTTTTAATTATTAACAATACAAATATAGTTATTTTTTTCTAACTAACAAACATTTTATTAAAAATTTTTATAAAAACTCAGATATTTATATAAAAAGCATTTTAAAATGAAGAAAAAAATAGTAAAATTAAATGAGTCTCAATTAGAGTACTTAGTTAAGAAAGTTATAAAAGAAGAGAAAGAAACTAAAACAACTACAGTAACTAAACACCCAGCTTATCCAGCTGTGGATAGACTAGAGAGAGCTTTAGAAGATTTAAAAATGGAATTTAAAGATAGTATTGCTAATGCAGTATCTGGTTCTGATGGTTATCACAGTGAGATTGATAAGTTCTCCGAAGATTTTGGTAAATTTATTACTAAGGTTTCCAAAATGAAAAGTAAAATCAACGATTATCAGATAGCGAATAAAGATAAGGAGGTGGCTGAAACTAAGAAACGGAAAGAAAAACAACGTCAGTACCAAAATTATATGAGAGAAAAGGCTAGAAACGAAGGCCGTAATTATTATTAAGATGAGAAAGTTCGATAAAATAAATATTATTACAGAAGCTAATGAAAAATTAGAGAGAGAATACATAAAAAGTAAAACACTTATAAAAGAAGATATTTTGGAATTAAAACAAATGTCTAAACAAATTTATTCTTACCTAAAAAAGAAAGGTTATGAGGTTAAAATGAAAACTGAAAAAGGTGAGTCTAGGAAGTCTTTTGATACTAATTTAGATTTAAATGATACTATTCAGTTAGTAATACAAGAAGGAACAGAAGTGGTTATGATAGCTTTACCAATTATCGCTGTTGTTAAGAAATTAACCGATGATAAACAAACTCTATCAACTGACGAAAATAAATACGGTAAGGGTTATCAAGATTGGTATGTAAATAAAGAGGTGACTAACTACGTTGATAAATTAGGTGATGAATTAGTTTTACAATTAAAATCTAAATACCCAACTATGAGACATGGTTTTGATAAAGATAATTCTAGAATGTTTTATTTTATGAAATTTGGTTACGGTAGAAATGAAAAGGGTGGTGATATAAAATAAGGTGAGAAACTTAATCCGTAAGATATTAAAAGAAGAATCAGATAAACAAACTGATTTAGCTAACTCTAATAGTACTGAACATAATATATGTGATGATTTTAGTGTTGATACTTACGAAGACTTAATTGATTTGATTAATAAATCACACGTTTCCAAAGAAGATGACCCTAAAATAGAAAAGTTATTAATTCAATTAAAAAAAGATAATGAAAGGTTAGGTACCGATTTGGATAACTTAAACACTTATCAACACAAAATAGCTAATTTACTATGTAAATAAAAAATAAAATTGCGAACAAACTATATCGATAGTTAGGAAGGTCTGAGAAATCAGACCTTTTTATTTTTAACACCAATCTTTTTCAGATACTATTTCAAATGGTATAATGTCTTGGTAAGTTCTTATTTCATTACCAGAGGTTATTTTAAATTCCATGTAATAGTCGTTGGGAATTAACCAAGATGTATCGATAAAGAAGAAATTACCGTCTGGGGTTCTACTAACCTCGTTCCATTCAACGTAAGGTATTTCTATTTCACCCTCTTTAATGTATATTCTGTAAAATATACCGTCTAAAGCTTGTGATTGGTCGTATGTAAAAGGTATCCTAGCAATTACATTAACTCTTCTAGTATCACCTCTTTTAATTTTTTCTCTTCTTTGGATTCCATTAAAAGCGAATTCATAATCGAATATGGATAGGTTGTTGGAGTCACCCACACCTAATCCAGAAGCTCCAGCACTATTGTTAGAACCTATGTTATAATAAGAATCTTGTTCTTTAACAATAAAATCTAATTCTATATCACCCAAATTGTTACCATCTATTGTAACACCACTCCACGTATCATAGAATTGTATATTACCACAATAATTAGATGTCTTTGGTACATTTACTGAAACACAATAAACACCAGTACTAACTTGTGTAATTTCGGAAGGTGATATTGTCTCATAAACCTCATCTTCATGGTCATATATTGTAACACCTGAAATATTAGCATTAACCCTCTCACCACCAGCATTTACATATAAACATAAATTGTTGCTCTTATTGATTATAAAGTTATCTCTGTCATCTTTTATAGTATCATCATATAAAGTCTCCATAAACGGTTCATATACAGTCTGAGTGTCTTTTGTGAAGAATCCAACATAACACATATCATCAGTTAAAACATTTTCCTCAATATACTCAAAAGCCACACCTAAATTAGCTTCAGTTACACCACTACTAATTAAATCATTTATATAATCAGAAATATCTATACATAGATTCTCATCACCTCTATCGAAATGTTGTGTTCCTTTGATAAGATTCACAGTAGTCCCAGTATAACCAGATGTAGAACCAGAATACCAAGCGGATGGGTTAGTGTACACACCTAATTGAGACCAAGGGGTGTTGAACTCTCTATCTTCCCAATTAGCAGCTCCCTCACAATAAGGTTTATCACCATCATCACAAGTAACCACATTTGACTCTATATAATCATAACCATTACCCTCATCCCATGATTCTGGTATTTCAAATAAAATTAAATTAAAAGATGTTGCTCTTTTAACGTCACCACAAGAACTAGATACAGTTTTACAATAAGTCTCTTTATCAAAACAAGATGTATTAGTAATCTTTATTTCATGTGTCATTTTATCGGTGAATAACTGTTTATCATCCCTCTTTTGTATTAGTTCAGTTAAATCTACGTTGAATAAGTACCTAGAGTATGTTACCTTATTTGTATCTAATGAACCTCCATGAAATAATTCAGCTATTGGATTTCTACCTGTGTTAACACAGGAATTTTTTACTATTACAGTATCTTTGTTAAAATATGTTCTATAAACGCTCATCTATTCTTTTACTATAAATATCTTAATTAATTCTAATGTTTGGTGATATTATAGAATTTAAATCAAACTTCTCAATTTCTACCTTTGAATTAGCGTTTGTAGCTGGCTTTTGGTGGTATGGGTGGTTATGTTTTTTGACGTAATCTTTTAATAGATTTAAAAAGTTTATTAAACGGTCACCCCTCACCAATGGTGATAAGGACCTATGAAAATTAGATATATCCTCATCTTTCTCTACTATTGGGTTTACGTTGAATACTTTGGCGGAATCACTAGAACCATCACTATTTTTATAAGAAACTAAACTTATGTAATCAGAATACATCATACCATATGTTTCATTTTTATTCACCACCTTTAATCTTAAATAACCTGGGTTTTTTTTATTTAGTGATAAGTCATCATTCCCACCTTCAAATGAAAATTTACCAGCTCTAATTAAAACTTCACCCCCAGAATTTACTCTACTATTTCTATCGGTTAGTGTTGGCATAACAATATCAGCATTGTTCCTAGACATCAATGATATATCTAATTTTTCTGGAAACCCACCAGTAAAATCACCCCTCTTAATTAATTTTACCGATTTTGTTACGTTTTTTGAACTTGATGGAACAACAGCCGTGTTTAAATTATCAGCTCCAGTGCTGGAATCATTATATGATAGATTTTTTTTACTGGAGACTATAGGAGCAATCCACGTTCTATTTAATTGTTCTTGTCCATCACGGAAAATCATAACAGTACACATCTCACCCACTTTAGGCATTATCTGAAAGTGTTTTGGGAAAAGTGGTACACACCATGGGATATTAGAACCACCTTGGTTATTTACCGACTCATTATTTATCGTTTTTTTAGATTGGTTTAACTCAAAAGGTGTATTCCCAAACGTACCACTAGCATTACTTATTTCTTGATTCTTTGGGTTGGTTGGTTCACCTTGTATTCTACGAGCTAGGTTTTTATTCTCCTTTTTTTTCTTAGTTTCTTCAGTATCACTCTGTAAATCTAAAGCCTTAATATCTACTTTTATTCTACCCTCATCTAAAGGATCATCTATGTCAACCACTTTACCTATGTATATGTTGGCTGTTTTGTTTTGTAACTTAGAATGGTTACCAGGTTTATCAGATGAGTTCAACCTACCCTGAATTTGATTTCTTAAACTAAGCATTTAAATTTCTTTTATTAAGTTCTTCTTGTATATCTAAATAATCCCTCTCTATAGATCTCCAATAATCATATATTTTAACTATCTTCAATCTAACAGACTCAAACTCATCATTTTTTTGTTTTTTCAACAATTCTAATTCTGAATTACTTAAATTATCAATTTTATTTATTTTACCCATAATATTAAGATATTACACCATACCCATTACTAGTCGTTATAGAAGTACCATAAACCTGTACTGGTCCACCAGCATTACCCCCTGTGGCTGTTATTTGTTGTCCTGGTAAATTAACAATTGTTATTCTAGCATCAGATATTATAGCTTCACAAATAGCTTTAACCCTTATAAACTCCATTTTTTCAGTAATGTTATCAGAACCATCATCATTATCCCCAACCACTACTCCAACTTTACTAGATTCTGATATTATATTTTGTGCTATTTTATTATAATCTAAACCAGGTCTAAGAACAGCACTTAAGGCTATTCTTTTTGATACTGGTGGTGCTGGTAGTGATGGTACTTTAAATAAACCAATTAAGGCTTTTATAACCGATGCGGCTTTACTAAAATCTATATTACTTTCTGATGTATTTGAACTTATTTTTGACATTTTTTTATATTTTTTTATCCACTTAAATTATTTATGAAAGAAAGTATGTTCTTAACATTTTTCAATAACTCTCTCGCTTTATCGATATGTAATTTATAGTTTTGGAATTGGGTACTTAGTAGTATCTCTATCCTAACTTTAAGTAGTATTAAGACTTCTTTTTTAACCAAACCAAATAGAAACTCTATTATGGTAGAATAAATATCTTTTATTATACATATATTTAATGTTCTGAACTTTTGAAAGTAGTCTTCTACCGAACTTTTTTCTAAACTACTATTATTGATTTGTACCCCAGGAGCACCAACATTGATAGATGGGTTACTCGTGTCTTGGTTCATTAAACCTTCGCCTATTTGTTGTAAGACAACATTAAAGGGTTTTATTGTCTGACTAAATATTATTGTTGTTAAGTTATCAAATATTTCAGATATTATGTTTAAACCAACAGTTTTTTTATTGTCTTCATCTAACCCATTTGTAGATTTTTTTAATATTTTATCGGTAGATTCGGTTAAACCTTTCTTAATTGATGATGGTGAAGATTCGGTTAATAGGTTAAAAGCGGCATCGAAGTCTCTTAAATCTACAGAATTTTCCACGAGACCACAACCTAGGTCAGCTAAGTTATTACCGTTAGTCAATGCGATAGTAGCATCATTTATTTTTCTTTTTTCATCATCCGTAAAATTAAAGAAGTTGGTATCATAAACGGTAGGTTCACCAGGTTTAGACAAACTTTCTTTATCCACAACCTTATTCACTAATTCCTTTAATTTCATTTTATTCTCTAACCAATCAGAACCAGCATCAGTAAGTGAGGATACGGCTCCAAAAAGTGAATCTAATATCGTACTCAATAATAAACCTAAATCCAATATCTTAACACTATCTAAAAATTCGGTTAAAAAATTTTCAAAGCTCTTAGAACCGTCTTGGTAACTTGGATCTATATTGAATTTTAATTGTTCACTACCCGAAGGCCATTCCACATTTAAAATATTTTTCCAATTACCAGACCCACTCTTTTTAACATCTGATAGAAATTTAGTGAAATCACCACCTGGTTCGGTATCGATATTAACTTGTGGTCCATTTACTGAAGCTGGAATAGTTTTAGCTGCCTTACCGTAATAAAATTTACCCATATCTGTATCTGGATCTATTTTAAGTGTACCCTCAATATCAATGTTTTTAACGTTTGTTTCTAGTAAAGGGTTTTGTATGTTTTGTAAATTAAAGTCTTTTTTCTTGGATGTGTTTTTCATTATGGTTGAGACCATGGTTTTTTTAACTTTAGTCTCTATTTTATCAGTTTTCAATAGTAACTCGTCAAAAGACTCTTTTAAGTTACTACCTATTAATTGTTTTAGTAAATCTAATAATAATGGTACTATATTACCAGATTTAGATTTTACAGAATCAACACCACTAGTTAAATCTTTTTGTATATTTTTAAATTTAGGAAATAACTCTTCAACAGTCTTTAAACCATTTAATTCATTAAAAAGATCTTGTTTATCATTAATAAAACCCATAACATTTTTTACTACTTTTGGTCACCATCGTTTCCGAACATAGTCTTTAACAGTTCCATATCTTCTGGTGATAATTTTTCATCAGACTTATTACCACTAGTACCTTCACCCTTAAATACTAATTGACTAATTAATTTAACTAGGGATAATTTTTTGTCTATCGTAACGTCAACTAACTTTAATAAATCCGTGTTAGCTTTATTGATATTAACCAAATCGTGTACATCATCTATTTCAACCTTCTTTTTATTTTCGTTAATTTGTCTGATAGCTGTTGTACGTTGTTCAACAAGTTCGTTATACGCTTCTTGAGCTATAGATAAAAAACTATCAGTACTTAATTTAACCTCTTTTTTCTTTGGTCTAGCCATTATGTCTTTTTATTTAATAAATATTGTGGGGTTGTATTTTATATATCGTCTTTTAGAACTTGGTATATGACTTTATACCTTTTCATGGCGTTTCTAATGTCTTTCGTGGTTAATGAGGTCATATTTCTCATATACAAAAGTATTAGATTTTTATTGTATTTTTTATTTTTACCAGCTTCATCACTAAATATATTATCCCACTCATCTAATATTCTAACCAAAGAAGTACCAACCTTAAATTCATTTTCAGTTAATATTTTAGACTCCATTTCTTCTTTTATTGTGTCAGATATTTTACTAATAAAAAGTGTTAAATCTACATTATCTTCATCTATTGTATAACTTTTATCTTCATCGTTCTCTATTGAGGTTGAATAGTCTTCATATGGTAAAACAGATTTCATTTTCTTATCTTCTTTTATTAGTTTACCCAGTAAGTAATGTTTACAAACAGTTCCATAATAAGAATAAGATTTTTTATTTTTGTCTGGTTTAAATTTATGAAATTTTATCATTAAAAATGATAAAGCATCTGAATGAGCGTCTTCATAAGATAGGGACTTAGGATAGAGTTTATATTTTCTAATTATACTCTCTACCATTTTGTTTAATGGATCTTTAAGAGACTTCCTATATATTCTCTCTCTTTTAACAACATCCTCAGTAGAACCAGTCCACCTATATCCATCTTGAGTGTTTTCATCCTCAACCAAACCACCTAGGGATAAAAATTCTTTTACAGCCTCTTCTTGTTCTTGACCAAAGTAAGGCTTTGTTTTGGGTTTTCTACCCCTAGTTTTCTTTTCAGACATTTCCTATTCTACATTTTCACCCTCATATTTTATCCCTCTATCTTTTTTGAAATAACATTCTTTCTTTGAGGTATTGTACCAAAATTTAGACTCAAGTGGGTCCATAAAATATTCTTTATCATTCTTATATTTCCAAAATAGAGAATTTTCCCTCATGTTATATTTTTTATAACCAATTTTAGGGATGGTCATCATAGTCATATCATAATACGACATTCTTAATAAAAATTCGTAGTTAAAGAACATTTTTACACTAGATTTTAAACCACCAACGGATTTAAAGGATTCTGTTTTGATTATTGAACCACATACTTGGAAGTTAGGGAAGTTTAATAGTGAATCATAGTCTACATACCCCATTTTTTCACTAAAGTCTCTAGCCCAAACTGGTTCATTACTAAAGTGTAAGAACTTATTCTCATCATTAACATCTAAAACTATTGGTAGGAATAAATCCACTTCTTTGTAATGTTCTCTATATACCATAAAATTATCAAACCAAATAGCTGAGTAAATATCATCAACTTCTAGAATAGAGAACCATTCTGTTTCACAATTTTCAACACCAAGGTTGATTTGAGTGGAGAAGTCTGTGTCACCATCATTCTCTACAATTGTTGTTATGTTTTTAATTTCATCAGTAAAGTCATAAGAATCTAAAGTTTTCTTAGCTTCACTATTTTTAGGTACTACGATTAATATTTTTTCTACACCAACCTTTTGGTCTTCAATACTTTTTATCGCGTTAGCAAATAAATCTTTTTCTTTTTCGTCTAGTGTTAGTACTGGTATTATTACAGTTAAATTAGTTTCCATTTTTTAATTATTTTTTTCGTTTAAATCTTCAACTTCATATTTAGCTAAAGTCTCTTTTATTTCTTTTTCTCTATTAGTGAATAAGTTAGTATAAACAGATTCGATAGTTTCTTTCATTATACTAGTGGTAAAGTTACCCACAGTTTCGTCCATTTCAGAGAATATATCTGATGGTACAGAATCTTCTAACCATGATTGTAAGTATTGTGAAAGTAGGTCTGGTATAATAACTGTGTTATCCACCCAAATACCATTTTTTTCTGTTACCCAACCGTTAGCTAAGTTTGGTAACTTACCGATTACTGGTGTACCACAAGCCATAGACTCAATTGGGAATGTACCAAAACCAGATATGTCGTCAACCCAAACGGATACACAAGATTCTTTTAAAGCCTCAGAAAAAACATCCTTAGTCATTCCACGCATATCTCTAAAAGTAACCCATTTTAAGTGTGGGTATTTAATATAAAAATTCTTAAATATTTTAACAGTGTCTCTTTGATCTCTTGTCATTATAGCTACAATAGGTTTTTTTGGTTCTTCGTTTTTGGTAAACCTTTTATCTATAGCTACTGGTACAACACTAGTATTAACTTTTTCATTAAAAAGATTATCTATATATTCTTTTTGTTTATCGGTTGTTGTGATACAATCTGTGATACCATAATCTAACCATGTTTTACCTGGTTGTAATGTTTCTGTGATGTAGTCATAAGACTGACAAAATACAACTCTTTTACCTGGTAAATTCACCGTTTGTTCCATAACATTAGCGAATAGTTCTGGTACCATAATAACATCAGTCATATTTATTTTAACAGTTTTATCCTCTATTGATACGTGTGATAGTGAGGAGTATTCCTCACCTAACCAAGACTTAACATATTCTACTTGTTTAGTTGCGTATTCATTTTTCTCATGTAAAATATGTGCTTTATAACCTAGTTCTGTTAATAACTTCACATGTTCATAGATATTAGCCACAGCACCTGTTGGTGCTCCGTTTGTGTCTATAACAAAGAAGTAAATAGAGAAGTCCCTATCTTCAATTCTCTTTAAGTTTGTTTTTAGTGTTTCTACAATTTCTTGTGTGTTTAAATTATCCATTCTTTTTTATTAATTTATTTTTTAGTAATGTATTAAAGGCAATCCTAAAAGGTATCGATAGTTGACTTTCCAACTTTCTAAACCCCATTGATTCGTCTATAATACCATTTTCTTGTAATAACGATTCTATCAAAGCTCTAACTGTCTCCCATTTAACAACATCCATCATTTGACCATCACTACCCATTTGATTTGGGATGATGTACTCTATGTTTGTGTTTCCAGATAAAGTCTCTACTTCTCTTCTCTCTAATATTTCATCGATTGTAGGTTCCAACTTAATGTAGTTGGATATTCTATCTAAATCTAGATAGTATTCTTCATCAGCTATATTAAATAATTTACCCATATTTTATATTTAATTAATTTTTATAATATGTAAACCCTTAATCATCATTTAAAATAGACTCTACCTTATTTAAGACATCAGAGTCAATTTCCTTAATAGATTTAAACCTCATTTTATTTTGATTAGAGTCTTTATTATAGTCCTTATCTATTATAATACTAACTTTACCATTAGGTTTTGTACCTATTATTTTTGGGTGGTCTGTAATCATAACATCTACATGGTCCCACACTTTTGAATACTCTTTTACAAATTTTATATTAGGACAGCTAGATTTTGTTTTAGCTAAAAAGAAATGGGTGGAAGGTATTGCCATCCCCCCTTCTCTACTAATTATAATAAATTCGTGTTTTGTATTTTCTAACATTAAACCATTTAAAACCTCTACGATACCTTTTAAAGATTCGTTGGCATAACCAAAAATTTCTAGGGTACACTTTTCATATAAAAATTCTTGGATGGTTGTTTTACTTTTTTTAACTTCTAATTTAATATCTTCCTTTTTTTTAGTTTCTACTTCCACAAAATCTGGATTAAACTCAATTTCTTTTTGTTTAACTGATTCCTCTGGGAAGGTTAACCACTTTTCTAAATCATAATCTAAAACCTCTATCCCTTCTTCATCTTCATTTGGTGGAAAGTATTTACTATGGGTTTCTTCTATTTTACCTAATAAGTTTCTTAATACACCATCTATTGATACACCTATTTTCATAATTAACCTTTTAACAATCCTTTATTATCAGTAGATTCATCCAAATCATCAAACACACTCTCAATGGTTTTAATGATAGGGTTTCTAACCACATCATTTGGGTCTCTAAGTTCTACACAACCAAAGTTGTCTATGTTATTAAACTTATCTATAATCACCTCCAAAGAACTATCCTTTTTATTTCTTATGTCTTTTTGTTTAACATCACCTAAAATAACCATCTTGGAGTCATCACCTATACGTGTCATTAAAGTCCTCATATTGTCTAATGTGATATTTTGTGCCTCATCAACAATTATGATAGTATTGTCAATACTCCTACCTCTAATGAATGCGAGGGGTTGGACATTTATTAAACCTAGTTCTCTGAATTTACGAGTTAAGGACTCCCCAATTATCTTCTCAAAGTTATCTATAAAAGAACCTAAGAAAGGGTCAAATTTTTCGTTTAAATCACCTGGTAAAGAACCTAACTCTTCATGTCTTAACTGAGTAATTGATTTAACTAAAAGTACTTTTTTATATTTAGGTTTTGATTTTATCAACTTAAGTGCTTCAGCACAAGCGATATAAGTTTTTCCAGTACCTGGTAAACCAGAAACAATCGTTATCTCATTGTTTCTTATTGAATCCCTAACTTTTCCTTGATTTTCATTTTTACACTTATAGTGTACCGACATTGAGGTTAAGAACTTATCCTCTTCTTGGTTTTTCCTATATACGAATTCTTCTATTAGTTGTAAGTCTTCGTCTGATAGATTTTTATTTCTTCTTCTAGCCATATATTAATTAGTGTTTATACTAATTAATGATATAGTGTCTTATCATTAAAGTATATAGTAAAAATTATTTTTTTAACATAAATTCTGCTAAGTCGAATTCGAATTGGGTATCGATGTCTATCGACCTATTTCTTGGCATAAAGTAACCTTTTGTTCTACCCACGTAATAATTTTTATTATGTTTTAGTTTGTGTGTCCAACTACCATAAAGAGCTCCATTAGGTCTATAAATTGTTGGGTGGTCTTGTGAACGAGAATTACCGTTCTGCCAAGGTTGTGTTTCGTCATAATCCTCTAGGATGTTATTGTTTTTTACAACTAACCCTAGTGTTGGTGGGAACTCCATTTCAGTATAAGATAATACCGAATCATCGTCTTTGGTTAATAACTTATCTGCATCAATAAAATCTTTTTCTATTTTTAAAGGTGATGTGGGTAACGTTAACCATGTTTGTTCGTAATCATCATCTAAAAAATGAAGAACAGTATCAATTACCTTAGATGTGTCCGTAGCTAATTCTAACGGTCTTTTAATAACCTCTAAAACTGTTGATGAGTAATTATTAGATACAGCATCAAGTATTGTATCATCATCAGATGTAAATATTACTTTATCAAACATATTAGATTTTAGTACTGCGTCTATAGTATAAAAAACCAACGGCTTACCATTTAAAGGTTTAATATTTTTACCTGGTAATCTTTTACTCCCTCCTCTAGCGGGTATAATACATAATCTTTTCATTTTTATTTTTTTCTTTTTGCGTTTATTTTTTTGTCCAAATTGGATAATACAATATCTTCGACATCATATTCTAAAAATTCTGATAACTTTTTTATTTCTTTTTTATCTCCACTAAAAAACTTTTCAAAATTTATAATAGTTAAATTTATAATATTTTCAGACAATTTTTCCGTTGAATAGTGATTAACAACTTCTTCATCAATATTGTTATTATTTATTTTTTTTTGAAGAAAGAAGTCTTGTGATTTATGACGTTGTCTACTTTTAATTAAATCATCTAAATTACGTTCAACAACTAAAACATTATCATAATTATATTTTTTTAAAAGTTCTAAAAGTTTTTCTCGTCTAAGTTTTGTAAAAATTTCATTAGATATAAAATGTTCATCATATTTATTGTAATATTTTAATATGTTTTCACAACCTTCCTTAACTGTTTCTCCAATATATAAGTCAGTGTGTTTATCTTTACTACCTACATAATATCTACCTTTATATTTAGGAACTTTAGGAAAAATAATTTGTTGTAAAAATGTAGAACCAGCCTTATGAAAACCGATATGGATTTTTTTATTCATATTTTATTTTTTTTTAAAAATAAAATAACCCATTTTAATTCCTGATTGGGTTTTATCATATTCTCTAGATACACATTCATAATTATGATTACCAAAACGTTCTATAATATCAACCTCATTGAGTAATAATCCATTTAAATAATTTTTATTATAATTTTCAGTACCTTTAGTGATATTAGATAACTTAACTTGTATAGTAATAGTTTTTGGTTTAATTTGATTAAACCATATATCAGTAACCTCTACGAAGTATTCATAAGATGGAAAATGTTGTATAACTTCATTGGAAAACAATAAATCTACTTGTTTACCCCCATATTTAAAATTTTTAATGTCATTAGTTATAAGTTGTGAATATTTAATATCTCTATGATACTTTATAGCTGAATTAATACTATCTTCACTAATATCTACAACAGAAACATCACCATAATCTGATAATATTTTACTAAATAAACCTCCCCCACAACCCCAATCTAGTATCTGTTCGATACTTGATGTGTCTAACTTATTAATTAATTTTTCTTTAACTCTCTTTGTTATCCTAGTAATTTTTTGTGGGGGCATACTATCAACAAAGTGTCTCCAACCTTTAGGTACGTTACTCCAATGTTTTTCTAAATTAACTTCAACCATATTTTATTTTTTTAATAAATTCACCATTGTTGTTAGTGGTAATACTGAATCCGCGTCAGAGTATGATAATGAGGGGTTTGGGTGTGCCTCCACAAAAACACCGTCATAATTAAAAATATCTGCAGCTTTATAATATCTTTCCGCTAATGTAGGGTTTCCACCCATTCTACCATTTGGTTTTGGTAATTGTGCAGAATGAGTACAATCTAATATAACTTTATCAAAATGTTCTTTCATAAAATCTACACTGGAGAAATCCACAATAAATTGGGAATACCCAAAAGATGAACCCCTTTCTGTAACCCAAACACTACAGTCGGGATTGGTGGTTTTTAACTTATCAATACCTTTAACCATATTTTGTGGATTCATCCATTGACCTTTTTTGATGTTTACGATGTTAGAGTGTTTGGCGGATTCAACTAATAAATCTGTTTGTCTACATAAAAAGGCTGGTATCTGAATAACGTCAACTACGTCAGATATTTTTTCAACCTGATTAGTCTCATGTACATCTGTTGTAACTTTTAATCCAGGAAAATCATTTTTTAATTGTTTAAAAATTTCTAACCCCTCTTCTAATCCTGGACCTCTTTTACCAGTAATAGAACTTCTATTTGCTTTATCAAAAGAACCCTTAAAATAAAAATCTTTGTCACCCATATAAGGGTGAACCTTTTTTAATACTTCGTAAGATAGTTCGTATGTCTCTAAACTACATGGACCTATAATAAATGTTTTCATAATTTTTCTAATTTTTCTAGTATATAATTAATTTTGTTTTTTTCTTCTTTACTAATATCTATAAAGGGTTCTCTATTATCTTTTATAAAACCCATTTTTTGTAAGGCAAATCTCATACTGGCATGCCAACCTATTGACATAAAAACATCAAAAAGAGGTTTCTCTATATTCAACATTATATTTTTGGCCTCAACTATATTATTATTTTTATAATATTCATAAAAAGACTCTTCTAAGGTTGGGAAAAAACTACCAACCCCACTCAAGTAAGAAGTAGCACCGAAGGGTTCTAAACACCAAAACCTCCTCATACTACCACCAGCAACTATAATTTCTAAATTTAAATCAGACATTTCCTTTATTGAGAAATCGATAGTAGGTGATTCTTCTTTTATACCAATAAATTTAGGTATCTTAGACAACTCTTTTAATAAATCATTTTCATATATATAGGTACCACCATAACCCTTTTTTAATGTGTTACCATGAGCTAGAA